ATCACGATTACTTCGCTGACCAGTTCATTGAACCTTGCCTCGAAGTCAACTCTCTCCCACCATTGCCCGCCGTCGCGCGGCTCTGGAACCCGGCGCGGAGCCGACGAGTCCGGTACCCAGTAGAGCGCGAGGCCGAGCGTGGCGAACGTGTCGTGCGTCTCTTGCGTAAACAGGCCGGAGTGGAGCTTTCTGGCGTTGTCAAAGGAGTTCGGCCCGTAGACGCACCAGAACGTCTCCCACACGCGCATATACGTGAACAACTGAATGACAGTCTGAGGCGGAGTATTCTTGTCCGCTGGGTTCGAAAGAATCTGAGAATCACGCTGCCGGTTGACCGCCGGGACGTCAGTCTCCGTGCAGCGAAGGTAAGTGACGTCCTCCTCGATGCCTTGCGCAGGCTGGCCTTGCTGTTGCCACCCGATGCGGACGTATTGATTATTGGCGGGAACCGTGGGGTCGTACCCGAGCAGTTGGAGCGTCAACCTCTGCATCGCGGCCTCGATGGACGCGGGAACGAGCGGAGTGGGGTAGGCGCTCACTGAATATCTCCGATGCTGTAAATTAGGCAGACGATCGCGGCCATCTCCAATATTGCCACGGTCACTAGAATGGCCACGCCCATTTTTTCAGCTCCCCTGCATCCTTCCGGCGATCGCGTACCAGTAACCACGAGATGAATAGTTCCAGACCTGAAGCACGCGGAACTGCTTGCCCTGGTAGTTGACGATATCGCTCGTCCCGCTGGCGTCCTCGGAGGTGACGAAGATCTGGCTAGCCGTATTGATGATGATGCTCTCGTGTACTTGGTCTGCCTCGGGCAAGGTCTCGATCTGCTTGGCGGAGGCGATGCTGACAATGCCGTACATCTGGATCGACTGCGCCTTCGTCGTCTTCCATGCCCCGCTGTCCCACGAGCCCGTGCTGCGCGTCACGGTGAAGGCCTCGGCGGTGTTCGGGTCGGAGAGTGCGATGGAGACTTGCATCTACTTGTCCACGACCTGGAAAGAGATGGCCTGCCGCAAACTGCCGCTGTCGATGAGAGGCGTAGTGTCGCTCGCCAAGATCGCCTTGCGCCCCTTGTGCTTTCGCTTGCGAGCCAAGATCGTCGAGCGCTTGAGCGGCGTGAACGGTCCGGTGCTAATTTTCCTGCGGATGGATTTTTGCGCCGATAATCCAGCAGCCGTCAAAGCTTTCGCCACCCCGGTCACGTCGCCGTTCAGCGCCAAGCGCGCGCCCTGCTCCATGAATCTAACCGTATTCGCCTGGTCGTCCTTGACGCCGGGGCGCAGGAACTCGCGCGCCGGGATGCCTCGGGCCGGGCTGCCCCGGTCCATCAAGTAGGCGATGAGCGCATTCCCGACCATGCGGCGCTTCGCGTCAGCTTTGCCCGTGTAGTCCCTGTTCGTCGCCTCCGGCACGCCCACCAGCACCTCGCGCGAGGTCAGGGCCTTGATGGCGGCTTTCAACTGTGGCCCGCCGGGTGCGGGACCATTCTTTAATGTAATTCGGGGAGAGAACATTTTATTCCGACGGGTTTGGAAAGTTATAAACCCACGGCCCTGGCCATGCTGCTGTTAATGGGCCTTGCAGACTGCCGCCTGTGCCGACTTGAATCGGCCCCATGCCCATCAAACGAACTAAATGGTAGAACCTTTTCCCGTAGATGGTGAACTGAAAATGATTCTGGTCGCCATCTATCACAGACCCCGTGTCGTAACTGATACTCACGTCACCGACGCTCTTCCCGGCGATGACGCCCGTCGCCAAACCCGGCACCCCGGCCATGTCCATGTCGCGCTGCGCGAGCACCTCCAGCACGACGTGGTGGGCGGCGAAGGTCTCCAGGCCGAGGGCGTAGATATCGGGGTCGTCCCAGCGGGATGCATTCAGCATCTTGTAGGCGATGTTCAACCAGTAAGCGATCGCAGAAGGAGAAATCTGAGCCTTCGCCGGGTCCGTCACGCCGCTCGTGTCCAGCTCCGGAAGGTCGAGCAAGAACTGCTGCACGCTCACCGGGAGCGCGGACGGCGTGACGCTGAAGAAGAAATTGTTGTTGCTGACGCCAACGCCAGTCGTGACGAGCACGACGCAGTTGCCTGTGGCTCCATTCGGCACGGAGACTTGAATACTCGCGTCGCTCCAGGACGTGACGGCGAACGCGGCGATGCCCCCAAAGGTGACACCGCTCGTGCCCTGGGAGTTCCCGAACCCGCTCCCTGAGATCGTCACGGGCGTGGAGAGCGGGCCGGAGCTGGGGGAGACAGAAGTGATGAGGGGGGAGGGCATTTTATCTTCCGTGCCTCGCGCGCTCGCGGCGCGTGGATTTCCAGTAAGTCTGGTTCAGGGCGTTCACGTCGGCTGTTGACATCGAGTCACCCCGCTTACTAAATTCTCCACGTTTTTTCCGCTTTGTATCCTCACAAGGCTCGCGGTCTTTACTACTCTTCCCCGCCTCGGAGAGCGCGATCGCCACGGCCTGTTTTTGCGGCTTGCCATGGGCCATTTCCGTCCTGACATTCTCCGACACTGAGCTTCCCTCTTTGAGTGGCATGGCCTATCCCTTCTTCTGTGCGGCCAGGATCTCCGCAATCAGCTCGTCTTTGGTCCGGTTCTTCTGCAGCTCGATGTCGTGCTGCTCCGCCGCGTGGAGGATGAGTTGGTCCTTCGTCATCGCCGTGAGTTCCTCTAATGAGAGGCTCTCGTCAGGTTCCTTGGTTGGCTCCGGAACCTTAGGGGCGATCTTGCGCGGCGCGTAGAGTATCACGCCGTTCGCCTTCAGCCAGCGGTGCTCCGATAACTCAATGGGTACTTCCTGCGGTCCTTTTTCAAACTGGACAGTCCCCGTGTAGTTGTCCAGATTGAGGGTGACGGCGTGGGGGAAGATCATCGTGACCGTCCCCTGGCCGCGCTCCTCGGCATACTCCAGCCCGCCCACTGACTCCTTGGGCGGGAATGCGCTCTCGTTGCTCATTCGGAACTCTCTCTTTCTGCGGAACCCCCACGCTGCCGTGCGGGCTCGACGCTCCTCAACGCATATGTGGCTCTTAAAGCCAAGCTTATCTTTCGTCTGTGATCTAAAGTAAACGGAACACCTTTCAGTTTTTCGGCGTTTAATTTATGGCTACGACGGAAAGCCTCGGAGTTTCGTAGAACTTTGCTGATTTTCTTTCAGCTCATCATATCTGCGTAGCCGAGTGTCTGAGGATAGACTATTTCGAGTACCCCAAGCCTGCAAAAGTAACTTACGGCGTGGAAGATAGACGTGAACTGCACGGGCGTCCTCTGCAGCATGGTCATGGGGTAACGCACGTACTCGCGGTTCTTCGTGTACGCTACCATGCGATCATTGCCGTTCTGCGTGCCGAGCGTGCCGGACGCCCCGCCGCCGAGGAGCCACTTGCTGGCGAAAATCTCCAGCTCGCCCTCGCCCTGGCTGGTGAGGATGTTGTTCTCCTCCAGGTAGGTCTTGATGCTGACGCTACCGCTGGTCCCGATCTTCTGGGTGCTGATGTACCCGAAGGCTAACGGAGGAAGCAGCAAACGCGAGGGGGTGACGGCGTAAGCCGACGCCTTCCACACGCTCACGAGCAGCGTGTTCACGTCGGCGAGGATCTCGTCCGGGGTCTTGTTGGCCCAGAGAGGAGAACCGCCGCTGCCGTTCGCCACGTTGCTGACGTTCGTCACGACCGTGTTGGCCTGGTTGCAGAGACCGTTCTGACCGATCGTCGTGTCCCCGACGTAGACCATCTGGTCGACGTCCATTTCATGCGCCTTGTTGAGAGCCTGGTGCTTCTGCTCGTCAATGGGCCGCCCGATCTGCGCGGCGCTGGCGAGCTCGGGGATGGTGTAGGTGAGCTCCTTCGCCCAGATCGTCAACGGATTGACGGTCTTGGCGATGTCGACGGACAGACTGGAGATCTGGTCGGTCTTCTTGCCCGCCCAGCTGATGCCGTAGCCGGGGCCACTGCCCTGCCCAAGCGAGCCGGGAGTGCCGAAAGTCGAAGTCGTAAAGCTGCTGTTCTCGTCTGCCAGCGTCACGTCCTCGCGGAGGTCGATGTCCCGGCCCCACTTGATATCGATCAAAGGCAGGTGGAGCGTCATGTCGAGCCGCTCCAGCTCGCCCACTAGGAACGCGCCCGTCGAGTCGTAAGTCCCCTTCCCGTCGCGCGTCCTCCCGGTGAATCCCAAGCGCACGCCTGGGTGGTCCCCGGCGGCGAACATGCTCATGATGCTGTCGTAGGTCAACATTGTGTTATGGCTCCTTTGCCAAGAGGGTTTGGTTAGACGTTGAAGGAAACTTCGACGATGCCGCTGGCGTCCTGCACGCCATGGTAGTAGAAGCGGTTAGTGTCGAGCGCAGCGACGCTGCCAGCAGTCGTGGTCGTGGTGAAGCTGCCGAGCACGTCGTTGCCCGCGCTCGTGGCGCACCAGATGAACACCGGGCCGCCCAGCACAGCGCCAGTGATCGACCCGTTGCCCAGCTGCACGAGGATGTAGCCCGAGCGGCAGAGGTCGATGGGTTGGTTTGAGGGCGGAGTGCCAGTGTTGAACGTGGCAGGAGCTCCGGCAGTGGCCGCCGTCGGCTGCTGGAAGGGGAAAGGCCGGACGCTCACGCCCCAGGGGGACGCCCCGGTCGTGTTAGCTTCGCCCGTGCCGTACTTGCGAGGCCGGTGACTGGTGGCGTCGATGATGGCGGGCTGGCCGAACAGGTCATTCGGGTGAGTGGCGTCGGGCATGTAAGCGTTGATCGAGACGGGGTGCGTCCGGTTGACTTCACCGGGGCTCCCCGCGCCCGCCCGATAGGTGAACGCGGCATCCAGGGTCCGGGCCGCGTCGGTGACGTAGAGGCCGGTGTCCGGGTCGCGCTCGAACGGCGTCCTGCTGAACATGCCAGGAAGTGCTTTGGTCTTCATTTTCATTTCTCCTTGTGTTGGGTTATCGCGCTTCCTTATAGAATTCGCGGTTCTTGGCGTTCAGCTCGGCTAGCGATGCAACCTTGCCGAGGGGTTTCGCGCCGTACGAGTCATGGGTCTGCGGGCCGTTGTTCGCCTTCTTCTTGAATGCACCCACGGCCTGGAACACCGTGCGCGCTTCCCCGCAGTCGTAGGTCTTGAAGTCGCGCCCGGCGAGCACGCCGTCCATGAATTCTTTGACCTCAGATTGTTCATCATACGCCCGGTCGAGCGTCCGG